ACGAGATCTAGTACGGTCTCGTGGGCTCGGAGATGTGTATAAGAGACAGGGTTAATGACTACATGAAAGACCAGCTCACAGAAATGCTTCCTGATGCTCTAGCCAATGTTGTTACCGTTGAGAATCCAGAAGAAACAAAAGCCAAAGAAGAGGCCAATAAGTTCGAGTCAGGTGAAAAGTTCCTGAGAGCCTTAGTTGATTTCAAACTAGGCAAGGATTCCGATCCTCGTCTACAGTTTGTTACCAAACAGGGCGACATTATCAGCAAAACTGCTGGCCATCTTGAAATTGGCGATGATTCACAAGGCGGTTTTCTTGTCCCGGAGATATATCGCAAACAGCTCTATGAAATTGCTCTTGAAAGTGCTGTTGTTCGTCCTCGTGGCGCAACCGTTATCCCGATGACTTCTGATAGCGTGAAAATTCCTTATGTGGACGACACCTCTCATGCAAGTACGGTATTTGGTGGAGTTAGTGCCACATGGACTGCTGAAGCTGCTCAGAAATCGGCGAAAAAACCCACCTTCGGACAGATGGAGCTTACGCCTCATAAACTCGCTGGTATTACCTATGCGTCCAACGAATTGATCGATGACAGCATGTTTTCACTTGCTGCCCTCATCAAAAGGATGTTTGGGTCTGCCTGGGGTTATTTTGAGGATGATGCTTTTCTTGTGGGAACTGGCGCTGGTCAACCCCTTGGAATCCAGAATTGCGGATGTACCATCAATGCCCTGAGAAACACAGCTACTAGAGTCATGATTGAGGATTTGGCGGAGATGTGGATGCATCTATTACCTACCTCTCAGAGGAATGCGTATTGGATTGCTAATCCTACCATCATACCCGAATTGCTCGAATTGGGCTCTGGAAATGCTGCCGATGCTACAGGAAAAAACCTTGTCTACATAGACAATGTTAGTGATAGTCCCGGTTGGAAGATATGGGGAAGACCTGTAATTTTCTCAGAGAAGATGCAGGCTCTTGGCACACAGGGTGATATTGGCCTTTACGACTTCCGCTATTACCTCATTGGTGATAGGCAACCCATCACGATTGATGCGAGTGAACATATTCGCTTTGATCATGACGAGACTGCATGGAGGTTCGTGCTTAGAGTGGCTGGTCAGTGTTGGCCGCAGGCTGCCATGACTCTTCGAAGAGGTGGCATAACTCAATCTCCTTTTGTCCAATTATCCGCAGCTACAAGCTAATAGGGTAGATGATGAAGTACAAAGAAAAAGATGGCGGATTCTCAAGTCTAGGTGAGTTCCTTGTCAAAGTCCGCAAAGCTTGTGATAGGCCGAATTTTTCGGACAGTCGGCTAGAAAAGACGGCGGGACACATGGAAACTGGTGAGGACAGTCAAGGTGGTTACCTTGTCCCCGAGCAGTATGCTGCTGAAATCATGCAGGCTGTGCTTGAGGGGGCGATTGTGAGGCCGAGAGCGAAGGTTATTAAGGCCACGAGCGATTCCTTGAAATTTCGGAGGCTGGTTGAAACAGACCGGAGTTCGAACTATTTCGGGGGCATCACGTTCAACTGGCTTGCTGAGGCGGCGCAGAAGTCTTACACGGGTAAGTCAACTAAGCCTGCCTTGGGACAACTTGAGCTTACACCACACAAGGTAGTAGGTAGCTGCTGGGTCTCAAATGAGCTGGAGGACGACTATCCGGCTTTTGGTGACTTTTTTAAGCTTTCGTTCGGTCAGGCGATACGTTTCGAGGAAGATTATCGCTTCATTTTGGGAACAGGTGCAGGACAACCGTTAGGGGCGGCAAACGCCGGAAACGGGAGTCGCATCACAGTACCCAGGAATGCGGCGAATGAAATCGAATACGTAGACATTATGAACATGGCCGAGAGGCTTTTACCGGGTTGCTGGGAGTCGAAGTCAACTGTATGGCTCATTAATCCCGATACGATAGACCAGATCGCAGAGCTTGAGGCTACTGAGGCCAACATTGTAAACATTGTTGATCTCAATGAGCGCAAGATTCTGGGGTTTCCGTTTATCGTTACGGAGAAGACGAGTCCCCTAGGGGATACCGCAGATGTTATCCTTGCCGATTTTAGTCACTACGTCATAGCCGATAGGGGGTTAGTTATTGCTGCGTCCCGTCACGTTGAACGATCCGGTATCATGGCTACAAGCATCGGATTTACAACTGACGAGACCTTCTGGAAGGTGCAACTCAGGATAGATGGTCAACCGACTCTTACGAGTCCCATCACGCCCTATCAAGGGGCAAATACCCTGAGTCCCTTTGTAGTGTTAACGGATGTTGAACAACAATAACGGAGGAAAAAGTGGGAAATGTACACAAGTTCACACAACACTACAGACAGATTGCTGGAGATATGTCAGAGGCCCTAGGTGCGGAGACTACAATTGCTGATGCGATTGCAACTCCCACGTACGCCAACATGGCTAATTACGACCTTGTTATAGGCGTTGGACAGGTATCAGACGTTTCTTCTGGTGCAACTGTTACCCTTCAAATGTATGAGGCTACGGACTCTACAGGCGGAGGCGCACAGGCTGTTACCGGAGCAACGGATACCTTTTTGTCAACGGCTACATCGACAGTCGATGTTCTTGTTGCACAAGTTAGGGGCGAAGATCTTACTGCTGCCTATCAGTATGTGGGTGCGCGAATCACCACAGATGATGGCGATGGTACAGAGGTTGGAGCCGTGCTCTTGATGCAAGGTCGAGGACGCTATAAACAGGCCGTCCTTCCTGCATAATGTCTTAGTGTTTTAGACAATTATCGAGGGAGCTTGGGGGTGTTTATTCACCCCCAACCCCTTGATTTTAAAGGAGATATATGGTAAAATGAAACAAATGGGAAATCTTAATTATCAGCAAAAAGATTGGCTTTATCAAAAGTATGTAAATGAAAAATTAAGTGCTCCCAAAATAGCTAAATTGTGTGGAATAGGAAGAACCACGGTTTACAGTTGGATGAAAAAATATGGCATTTTGAGCCGTGATTTTAATGAGGCCCAAAAAGGAAGTCTGGCTTATTGGTGGGGAAAATCGCCGTCAAAAAAAACGAGGGAAAAACTTAGTGCCGCCATAACAAAGTATCGGGCAAAAAATCTTATCCCACAATTATATCATGATAAAAATTGGCTTTATAAGAAATATGTTATAGAAAAATTATCATCTGTTGCAATTGCAAAAATATGTAACACCTATGAAGCTAGGGTTTGGTATTGGATAAAAAAATTTGGTTTTTCAACTCGAAATAGAAGCGATGCTGTAAAGAAATGGCATATTAGAAATCCTGGTTATATGGCAAAAGAGAAAAATCCCAATTGGAATAAACCCTTATCTGAGAAACAGAAACAAAAAATTAGCGAAGCAAGTAAAGCAAATTGGAAAAATCCAGAATACATTAAAAAAGCCTTGCGAGGCACGGAAAAAAAACCATCTACACCAGAGAAAATATTCGATGAAATGACAGGTGATTATATTCGCTATGTAGGAAACAGAACATGGTGGCGAACATTGCCAAATGGTAAACACAAAAATCCAGATTTCAAAATTACGGGACAAGATAAGGTAATCGAAATTTTTGGAAACTATTGGCATTGCGAAGAAAATCCCCAGGAATTAATTGATTTATATAAACAGATTGGGTTGGATTGTTTGGTGATATGGGAAAAAGAAATCCATGAAAATCCACAATCTGTTTTAGAAAAGTTAGATAATTTTATATCTATATAATTTTTTTGTTTCAGCAAAGGGTAACCCATGAAAATTATCTGGAATAGCTCGACACCCCTAGGGAATTCAGGATATGGCGGAATTACCCGGGAACTTGTCCCCCGTCTTGTCAAGGCAGGCCATGAGGTGAAAATTGCTATAAAGCATTGGCATTATGGCTGTCATAAGTGGCAGGGGGTTGAGATGATCTCTGGTCGTCACCTTGCACATATATGCGACATGATGGAGCGGGAGAAGACAGATTATATTATAAGCTGTTGGGATATATGGGGACTCCACGGCAAGCGGCATTTTCCTAAAGATAAATGGGTTGCCTATGTTCCGATAGATACGGAATGGATTTCAGATTTTTATACAAGTGTATTACTGGGGACAGATATGGTAGAGGAGGGTCGAGGCCCAGGTCATTTTATCGCTATGTCAAAACATGGCAAGCGGGAACTCGAAAGTATCGGACTAGAATCATTATATGTTCCCGTTGGAGTAAACACGAAAATATTCAAGCCCGATCCAGAGAGAAGGGCAAAGTATAGAAAAGCATTTAAATATGATAACGACACCTTTGTTGTGGGGATGGTCGGGCTTAACTATGTCGATGATCGCAAGAATTTCGTCTCAATGTTTTTGGCATTCAAGGAATTTTTAAAAGAGCATCCGAATTCCCAGCTTTATCTCCATACCCATGCAACGGGGAAAGATGAGGATTCTCTTAATTATGTTGCTATTACCGAAAAACTGGGACTTTACGATAACGTATTATTTGCTAATCAAGAACAGTTTGATTTGAGGCAAATAACTCAGGAACAGCTTACGGGACTTTATAATACATTCGATGTTTTTTGTTTACCGACGAAAGGCGAAGGTTTCGGGATGCCGATGGTAGAGGCCGCCTCTTGTGGCGTTCCTGTTGTGACAACCGAAACGACAACCGGGCCGGAATTCCATGCCGCTAAAATTGCTCCCTGGCTAATTACGGTCGATGAGCTCGACGATAAAAAATGGATGCCGCATGGCACGTTTCGATATGAACCTCGACCATCTGAGATTCTAAAAGCCCTGGAATGTGCATATCAAGCCTGGAAATGCAGTGATTGGGTAAAGATAAAGGAGGGAGTGCGTGAGGCTGCTCTCAAATATGATTGGGATGTTATATGGGATAAAAACTGGGTTCCAATTCTCAACGTCCTGGAATCTAATCTTTCGGAGGATAAAAAATGAAACGATTGTTTATATTATTCGCCCTGATTTTTCTTTTAGCGTTGCCCTCTTTGGCTGTCGATTATTACGTAGATGCAACAGGTGGATCTGATTCCAATACAGGTTTATCCGAGGGGCAGGCATGGCAGACGATAGCTCAAGTCAATTCTAGTATGGAGTTGTTTGGTCCGAGGGATAATATTCTATTCCAGAGAGGAGAAACCTGGACTACGGGGGCATTATACATTACCTGTTCGGGTTCATCTAGTGGCGATGTTACCTTTGGGGCCTATGGTACGGGTGCCAAGCCTGATTTTAACGGCGTATATGTCTACGATGACTATGCTGGAGCAAGCTACATCACCATTGAAAATATTGATGTCCGCAATGTAACGGTTGGAACTGCGATATATTTTTCAGGTACAGCTCGTACAAATATAACCATCCGGAACTGCGATGTTTCCAATGGACGTACAAACGGTATTTATCTAGATCAGACCGATACATATCTCATAGATAATTGTGATGTCTCCAACTGTGGAAACGGGCATATTATTATCTACGGTTCTCCCTCTAATAGAATCACCAACGGTATCGTAAGTAATTGTGATATTGTCGGTGCTGATTCAAATGAAGATGGTATTTGTTTTCATACAGACGGTGGTGGGTATCATATTGGCCCAAATCACTATGTCTATAACTGTACGGCTACCAACTGTGGTGAACAAGGGTTCGATTTTGACTCTGCTAATAACATGATTATCCGAGATTGCGTGGCACACGACCAAACGGCACACATAGGATCTACTTCTTTTGGATATTCAACAAGAGCCTATTTCGAGAATTTCTTTTCTTATAACGAGAATGATGAGGGTCTTGTATTTGCGAGTCTGCCAGGTAGTGAGTATTTAGTTATTGTTAATTCCAAATTTTATAACGATGGTGGGGAGAATATCTATCTGGGTGATGTAGGAGCTAGTCATATTTACCTATTGAATAACACCTTTGTTGGTGCTGGTGATGATGTTGTGCGAATCCATGAGGACACCGATACGCTTATTGTCAAAAATAACATCATGGATGCTAATGTGAGATGGTTAAATTATCAAGGTTCAGCTACGGCAAATAGTACAAATACAACCTCAGACTATAATAATTTCTACCATTCCGGTTCATCCTATCAGGGATTCTACGATGCCAATGAAGGTACGATGACGCTTTCTGAATGGCAGAGTATATATAATCAGGATATAAACAGTCAATTCGATAATCCTGATTTAACCAATCCCGCGGGACATGATTTCACACTCCAGGAAGGAAGTCCCTGTATCAATGCTGGCGGGTGGATTACTATTATCGTTTCTGCTACTGGAAGCGGTGAGTCTTTTGTGGTTGGTAATGCCAATCCATTCCATGATGGGTTCGGACTTACCACAGGCTCGGAGATTCAGCTTGAAGGAGATTCGTCCCCCGTGACCGTAACGGATATAAATTATGGAACACATACCATAACCGTTGATGAATCGGTTTCATGGACTCAAAACGATGGCATAGCTTTTGCTTATAGTGGATATGCCCCGGATATCGGAGCGAAAGAAAGCGAGGGCGGACAGCCTTCTCCACCGGGGATTGAAAAATCAATAACCATAACCCTGATTATCGAGGAAAAACCACCCCCACCTCCTGAGCCTGATTTTAATCCGGTTGCCAATCCAACCAGTCAGACTATTGAACAGGAGCAGACAGCCAGATACGCAATTTCGATAATGCCGATAGATGGATTTAGCAATCCCGTATCGTTAAGTATTATAGGGCTTCCCGATAATGTGACAGCAACATTTACTCCTCAGATAATAATTCCCTCAGAAGTATCAACCCTAGAGCTTATTGTAGGTATGGACGCAGAGACAGGTAGTTATAATCTAACCGTAACCGTCAAAGAGGTGATCCAATGAAGTCGATTCGATTAGGTGAAAAAGTATGATTAAAATCGAATTCTTACAGGACTACCAATGCTGCCATAAGAGGGGCGATGTGTTTAATGCGTCGGATCATTTTGGTGAAACAATGATTGGGCTAGGGGTAGCAAAGCGAATTGACAGTCCGGAAAGGCATAAAATGGTAGAGTCACCCCAGAAGGCGAAGGGACACAACGTAACTGGTTATACGGGTTGAGAGAAGATTGTCTCTTAGAATCGATGTCAGGGCTTTATTTAAGGCATGTACAGTCCGATTCCGGTAAACAATAAGGTGAACAGCGAGGAGAAATAAATGGCAAATAAAGTTGGTTATCATAATCTAGTTATTGATGTTGCCACAGGTATAGGAACGCAGGCCACCATTACGGTTTACGATGCTGGCACGGTAAATCTATCAACCATATATTCTGATGTGGCTGGAGCAGCGGAATCCAATCCCTTCACAACTGATGCGAATGGACGATTCAGCTTTTTTGCCGATCCCGCTGAATACGATATTAAGGTTTCAGGTGCAGGGATAACAACCTATACGCTTGAGGATGTCTCGATAATCGGGGTATTCGGGCAATTTGTTACAAGCCAGCCAACAGCGGGGGAATACCGCGTAAAAGAATTGCGGCTGAGCGGGGGGAAAAGCATAATGGTTACCCATCCTGATGCAACGGAATAATAGAATGTATGTGTTATGGAATCGCCTGAAATACGTTCTATCCCCACAGTTTGATATCTATAGTCAAGTTTCAAGAGTTGTAAGCGGTAAAGTGGCTGATGTGGGGTCTGGGACGGGATTTGGCACACACTTGTTGACTATAAACGCACGGTCTGTGCATGGATTTGAGGTTGATGCGGATGCTATTCAGTTTGCAAAAAAGGTGTTTCCGTTTAAGAAATTACGATTTGATTTTGGGGATATAACAAAAGAGATTCCCGGTCAATTCGATTTTGTAATTATGATAGATGTTATCGAGCATATAAAACATGACAGAAAAGCCCTTGAAAACGCGAAAAAGATGTTGGCGAAAAATGGGACTCTGATACTCTCAACTCCGAATCGTCTGAGCCGTTATCGAAAAGCCGAGACACACTACAGGGAATATGCTCCCAAGGAATTTGAAGGGATACTGAAAAGGGTGTTTGTTTCTGTCGATTTAAAAAACTATCACTTGGAGCCGCTGGCTTCTGACTACGAAAATCCTATTTTAGCGATTTGCAAAAACGTAAAATAGGTACCCAATCTATTCGGGAGAA